ACATCGGCAGCGTCTGGTAAATCGAGCGTCCCCTCTTTGGTCTCGTTATCATATATAATCCCGTCTCGTACATCGGCAGCGTCTGGTAAATCGAGCGTCCCCTCTTTGGTCTCGTTATCATATATAATCCCGTCTCGTACATCGGCAGCGTCTGGTAAATCGAGCGTCCCCTCTGATGTAGCACCAGTCCACCGGGGGGACCCCGCGCGCACATCGGCAGCGGATACAATATCCGCTCTCGCTTCTCCATTTGTCAACCAATATAGTTCCTCGTAATCTGTGCGACACGTGTCGTCAATTGAATACGGATAGTCTCCGGTTGTGGCTTGAATGACCACATCACACACCTCTGTTGCGTAAATACCATACGCTCCCGCCAACGTACCTGTTGCCTGTCCGCATCTAATTTTCACCGCAGACGTCGCGCTAATACCATACGCTCCGCTAACACCTCCGCCCGTCCCGTTGCCGTTTACAATTCCGCCATTTATTGCGAAAATACCATGCGCTCCGCTAACACCTCCGCCCGTCCCGTTCCCGTTTACAATTGCGCCATACACTGCGCTAATACCATGCGCTCCGCTAACACCTCCGCCCGTCCCGTTGCCGTTTACAATTCCGCCACGCACTGCGTTAATACCATGCGCTCCGTCAGCATCTCCGCCCGTCCCGTTGCCGTTTACAATTGCGCCATTCCGTGCGTAAATACCATGTCCCGCGCTACCGCCCGTCCCGTTCCCGTTTACAATTGCGCCATACTGTGCGTAAATACCATGTCCCGCGCCCGCGCTACCACCCGTCCCGTTCCCGTTTGCGATTCCGCCGTTATAAACTTCCAGACAATCTGCGCTTGTTCCTCCTCCATAGGCCGTATCAAAAGTAACAGTAACCGCGCCAGAGGTTTGAAACATTCCCCCTTCAACTGCTCCACCAGTGTTGTCATTACGAAGGTTTCCGACTGTCCAATCTGTAATTATTGTAACCGTGTTATTATTGCATATCGCGGTATCGTCTACCCCCGGCACGTCAACAGCAGCCCCGCCAACAGGTGCATCGTACCAGATTGCCGCGTTGTGATTGCCGTTAGATTGTGCGTATTTATTGGCCACTCGTCTTATCCTTAATTGTCAATCGTTTCGCCGCCACCGCCGCCACCGCCGCCACCTCAGCGTTGACGAATCGAGAGTCTGCCACAGACTTATAACCCAAAACCCTTTTAGACTCCATCGGTTTTATACCGTCCACCTCCGGCTTGTCAGTTTCCCACACAACAGCCATTGTAGCATCCCCTTCCGGTTCAGGCGCGTCTATTATCACCGCACGCGTTTTTGCCGGGTCCGCTTTTGTCATTCGCACGGCCTGAACGAGCAAGGTATCCGCCTCTGCGCCAGTCACGACAGTAACCTGCTGCATGGCTGGCCCACCAACCAAATAATTACCGTCATACGGCTGTAAATAGGCAATTACCTGTCCGGGTGTCGCCACAAGCCTTGTCACCCACAATTTATCTGCCTTGCCCGGAGTTATTGGATTGTCGTTGTCAATGTACATGTTGCGCTCCTATAATTTACCGCCGTTTTTGGCTTTTAAATAGCCGTGTATTTCTTTTACCATGTCCCGCGTTTCCGCTTGTGCCGCAAATAGTTTGTCGTTAATCCTGTTCGTTTCTGATCTTTCAGCGGCACACAATTTTCTATGTTCATTATATGTTATAAAATTATGAAGTTTCCCCTTGACAACTCCAAATGCAATAAGCGCACTCGCCACTACCGGGATTAGCACAATGTAAACTTGATCCGGCATGTTGTTATACCCTTTTCTCTGACAAGATTCGCCTAACTGCGTCTTTTTCTTCTGCAAACGTCGGGAATAGAAACGGTCTATTTGTTCTGTCGCTTTTCCCAAACTCAAGTATTGAAGCATGGTATCCTGGCTTCTTAATCCCGACATAAGCGACATACGGCCCACCGACTATTCTCAGCCCTTTTTTCAAGTTACCGCTTCTCATCCCAGGCGGGTCGCCCGGCTTTGATACTACCGTTTTGTTTATTTTTTGGGCGATTTTGCTTTTCAAATGACGCGCAGCTTTCTGTCTTAGCTTTTTGTCTTTTTTGTTAATGTCCTTCATTACTTCTTTTGTAAAGAGTCTCTGCTTTTTTATAAATTGACTCATGGTGACCCCCGGTTCTCTTTGCACGTCACCCACTTAACAACGTCACGCTCCTGTGCGTTCTCCACCGTCAGAACATCAAAGTCCCTACCGTCAAACCTGAACCGCTGCTTATAGCTGGTATCACCGATGGCACACGTGCCGCGAACTTTTACCATGTGTGTAGCGTCTACATTTATTGACTTGTATTCATCTACCCTCTTAGCACTCATCGGATAAACAGCGCCCCAGATATCATCTTCGTCAATCCACGTCTCCTCAAATCCACCCGCACCGTCATCGACCTCGACAAGCGTCTGGACCGTCAGCCGGTGCCGCATTTCTGTGGCAAGAGTCTTTTTCCCCTGCCTATCCATTACAGATACACCCGTTCTGGACGCAACAAATCATAAAATTGCACCGGTACGCTCTCAATCTCAGCCGTCCGGTTTTCATATCGATACGCACAATACAGATGGATTGCGTCTTTTACATTCTCCGGCACATCACTCGCAGCATCACCATACCCGGCCACGTACCGGATTACAACAGAGTTCATTTCACGTAGTGTTGTTGACGGATACGTGATACCATAGGCCAGCGTTATCCTGCCAGGCTCAGTGTCGGTAACAATCAACAAGTTAGACAGGTCCCATGACGTTTCCGTATTTGCAGTATCATAATATTTCAGGCTGGTCACTGATTGAACGGGGGACCGGGGAATGCTTATCGGCATCCCCGGCCACCCGTCAAGAATCAATTCCCACGTCTGCGTAATGTATGCGCGCCGCTGATACTGTTCCGCCAAAATCCGCGCCGATGTAATCCACGACGACAACAATGTGGTTTCTGTATTCCCGTCAATACGGGTATGCAACTTTACCTCATCGGTTGTCACCGGCTCTACCGCCGGTGCGGTTATCAGTTTCAAACGGCCTTGCATGATTACGCCGCCTCAATCGTTGCGCCGTCATCAACGGCAGAATACAAAACCTTCCACGCAACAGAACCGGTATTGGACGCCGCGCAGTCAAGTTCAATATCACCCTCAGACAACAAAATCGGCCTTTCCAGAAGCGCATCAGTTTCCAGGCAATTAAGCCCGTCCTTCATCGCGACCGAAAAGTCACCAGTGATACTGTACCTTGTGCCAACCGCGTCATCCGCGACATCAAGCACCGCGCACAAATCAACATCTGCTCCGGTTTCGTCTGGGTTAAATTTGAGCTTTGTATCGTTGGCCTGATTCTGAATTGCTGTAGTTACCTCACCGAGAATGGCATGTATAAGCACATCGCCCCCGGTGATAGTGAACAGCGCTCCATCAGTTGTCTGGGGCAACGTAGCGGTTGCACGCTCAACACGCACAAGCCCCTGTGCCCCAAGAAGATCGCTTGCTTGAATATGTACAGACATCTTTTATCCTTTCTTTATACAATTGCCGTTACTGGAATTTCGCCCTGCTCTTTGCCCTCAAACAACAGGATGTCAATGCCACCGAGCACGGGGTCATTTGCATCCTCGACAGCCTGAATCTGGCAATACCCATATCCACTATCAGCAAGATCGCTTGCGTCAATGTAGATCAGATACCGCTGTGAACTACCGGCAGTAGTTGTAAACCCAGAAGTGGTCGCAGCCGTGATTGCTCCCGGAGTGTCCCCGCTGGTAATTGCCTGGTACTTAAACGGGATCGCTTCGGTCGTCGTTGGCGTGGTATCATCACAAGCCAGAACGGTAATAGTTGACGTCCCGGTCGCGCCCGCGCCTTTGTAAATAATGCCCACAGCCAGTTTGTGGTTCTTCATGGAGAACACATCAGAAGTAACGGTGCCATCAAACGCATCTGCCACCGGGTCAAGACCTTTAACAATTTTCGGTATGATATTCATCTCTTTTATCCTTTCAAATAATGGGGGCCGCAGCCCCCGTTGTTAGTTACGAACGAGTAGCAAGTGCGACATAAGGAGAGCGAGTAGTCGAACCCTTTGCACTTGTCAAAGTGTTAGTCCATTTCGGCATTCCATTAACCCGAAGGATGAAACGGAAAACCTGTTGCGCCGTCAAGAACTGTACATGAATCGAAGATGCAGTCTGGATACCGCCCTTTTCGATCAGCATGTATTCTTTCAGGTTAGCAAAAACAATATCTCCAACAGTTCCGAGCGCTTCAGCCTGTTCAATCGGTACAATAGGCTTTCCAAACAGAGTACCATAAGGAGCCTGCGAAAAACCGTTTGCAGGCATGTAAACAGGAATGGTGCCGTTTGCAGTCGAAATACCCATTGTCTGGAGTTCCGGGAGCACATCAGGATTGATATACCACTCAGCACCAGCCATCGCCGAAGGTGTCATCCGTGAATACATCTTGATAATGTTCTCAGCGACAACCGTTGACGCCTTCTGACCTGATTCTTTGGCAACCGAAACCAGCGCAGGGCTGTTCAAAAGGCCAAGCGGACGGCCAGCACCAGCGCCGGAAAGAATCGCTTCGTCAAGCAGATAGGAGAGTTCCTGCCCGGCTTTACTTGTCGCCATCGCAGCCATCGCAACCGAATCCTCAAGCAGCTCATCGGTCGCATAAAACAACGCCGCGACCTTTTCAAGTGCCAGTTCTCGCTTCTGGAGTTCGACCTGGGAAGCGGTCACAGTGCCAGCCTCAGCCAACCAGTACCCAGTCAGGCCACCATGACGCGAACCGGACACCCGGCTGTTTTCTTTGACCTCAACCCACTCGATCCGGTTTTTGCCCGGTCCGATAGGCTGCTTTTCGCACTTGTTCGCAAGCACGGCCACGGTGTCAATCTTGCTTTTGATACCAGCGATTACCTCGGCACCAACATCAAACCCACCATCAGCAGGATTGCCGACACTGTGACCAGTTGCGGCATTGCTGATAAGACGATCATCCACGCCCTGACCATTAGCAGCACGCTTGACCGCAATCATTGCCTCTGCAAGGTTCGACCATTTCGGCGGATTGCTTACCACGTCAATATGCGGCTCGCTGCCATTTGGCTCGCTGCCATTTGATGGCTCTTTAACAGTTTTCTTCTGTGCTTCGAGAGCAGCTTCTGCATCAGCCATTTTCTTAGCATTGTCGAAATCCTTTTGCGCATTGTCAAACTCGGTCTGCTCCTCGTCTGTAAATGCACGTCCATCAGTTTTTGCCGCAGCAAGCAGTTCTTCCTGCTTCGCCTGGGCATCTTTCATTTTCTTTAGCCAATTATTCATTTTTGGCTCCTTTCAATTATTATTTCGTTCTTGGTTATTTGCCGTTCGTACTTCCCGTAATCAACGACAACCTTTTTCGGTTCATCATTTTCCATTCTATCGCGCGGGAAAGACCGATACTGTGTAATATCAATTTCTTTCCCGTTTATAATGGCTGTATTCCCTCTGACTCTCGCCTCGATTGTTTTTTCCGAATCTACCTTGTCAGCAAACCCATATTCCAACGCCTCGTTAGCGTTCATCCAAGTTTCAGCAGCCATTAAGTCACGTATTTTTTTCTCGTCAAGCCCTGTCCTTTCATTGTATACGTTTACAATTGTATTCTCTACACGCTCAAGGGCACTCGCCATGGATAGCATTTCTTCAGCGTCACCAATAGCCAGCGCAGTGGCCCGATGAATCATAACCATTGCATTCTTTGGCACAACAATTTCATCGCCAGCCATGAGAACAACAGAAGCAATAGATGCAGCAATCCCGTCAACGTGTGCAGTAACCTTAGCAGGGTGACGCTTTATCATATTGTATATGGTCTGTCCCGCAAACACACCGCCACCGGAGGAGTTGACATATAGGTCAATGTACTTTGCATCTTTTACTGCATACATTTTTTTCCTAAAATCAGATGGTGTTACTTCTTCATCGAACCATTTTTCATCGGTTATCGGGCCGTATATGCTAATCTCTGCCCTTTCATCCGATGTGTTTTTTATATCAATCCATCTTTCAAACGACATTTTATCTCCTCTGTTCTATTATTTTGAGCACTTCGTCCAGTATTGAATTATCTGGTTTTGTACCTGCCTCTATCATATTTGACGGCTGCAAATAAATATCTCCACCAGGTATCGCGTTCATGTTTAACATTCGTCTAATATCGTTCACGGACAACCAGCCCCATTGTCTCCCGGTTGCGAATGCCTGTGCCATTGACGCCTGATCACCGCGCAAAAGTCCCGCGAGATTAAACTCGTAGTAATACCCGTCTTTTCTAATCTCAGGAGTCAGGAGCTGACCGTTGATTGCAGATTCCCACCGTTTATACCAAGGGAGCATTGTATACATGGCAAATTCAAGCGACTGGTGCTCGATGTTATTGTTTGTCGCTTTGTCCAGGTTTTGCACAAGGTGAAGCGGAACACGGTATATGCGACAAATATCTTCTATCTGAAATTTCTTTGACGAAAGCAATTCAGCGTCAACGAGCTTCATTTGAATAGGGGTAAACGAAAGATTGTCCTCAGTGAGAATTATTCCGCCGGCGTTATTTGGCCCTGTGTATTTCTCTTTGAGCGTCTTTTTAAGGCGTTCAAAAGCCTCATCGTTTAGCGTTTTCGGATGACCGAATACACCTGTTGGCAAAGCTCCATTGCGGTAAAAGTTTATCCCGAAGTTTTCATAAGTCAACCCAAGCCGAACAGCCTGCCCTGCATACTCCAACGGGGACAGTCCAACAATGCCATTTGTTGACGGGCCTGCAACGTGAAACACCTGAGAACGATATTTTTTTTCGCCAGATACTCCGTCTATTTCGTAAACAAGACGCTTTGAATCATCCCTTTTGTATTGGATTTTCTGCCAGTCATACGGGATAAGCTCAAGAATCTCTCCGTATCTGGTAGTTTTACGTTCACAAACAAAGTTACCGCCAGTATTTACCTGGTACATTCCCAATTGTAAAAAATTGAAAACGTCCATTTCGCTATTTGGAGCATCACGAAACAGGTGTAAAACACCAGTATCATCTGTTTTCTCACGGTCTCCGTTGCTCAGTTTTTTGTATTCAGCAACCGGAACAGAACAGAATGTCTCTGCCAACACTCTGAGGCAGGCAAAAACCGCAGTAAACTTCATACTGTTGTAGCCGGAGATACTACCGATAGCATCAGCAGTGTCTATGTCGGAGCCGCTCATAAAATCGGACAGCATTTTATTCCATGCTGTTTGGCTCACCGCGCATTTTATTCTATCTAAAAATTTCATATCAGAGACCTTATTCCACGTTCCATGTATGTTGGCACTCGTTCTTCGATGTGCCCCCGGCTTTTAAGACCAATAGCCATCGCCAGCGCAACCGCTCCGTCAATGCGAAAGCGGGCTTTGCTTTTGTCAAATTTTCTGAATCCTGCCGGGTCAGTCTGGGTTATGGCATTTGATATATTCCAAGTCAAACATGGGTGCCCGTCATGCTGCAACCTACGCTCAAGTATCGACACCTCTAACGCCGTCAGGCTCGGCCCCATGTCTCGAAATCCCTGGCCCCACGGCACCATGCGTATTCCGTCGCGGTGATCGACTTCTTGGTCTGTCCCATCAATGGCTGTTCTATCAATCCACGCCTGAACGCCCTCGACATCCAAGGCGTTTACAAAGCCAGCTATTCCCCACCTGTCAAACGCAAGACCAATTATTCTATACTTAGAATCAATCTCACCAAGTTTTTTTGCTATATACCTGTAGTTGATTACCCTGCCCGGCACGGCCTCAATTACCCCCTGTTTCGCCCATAACGGATACGGCACACGGTCAAGGTGTTCGTGATCTCTCAGCAGGTCTTCCGGTTTCCAGAACCAGGGTTTTACCCGGTCCCCATCGTTTGCGCTTACCGCAACCATCGCCGTCAAGTCAGTAGTCCCCGACAAGTCCAGACCAAGAAATATTTCTTCACCGTCAAGCAGTTTGCAATCTTCGGTGTGGCACGCCTCCCACTCAGCACGCGGTATCATCGGGCTTTTAGCGTCTACCCTCTGATTTAGGTACAGATTACGGAACGATGCGTCAAACGACGGCATACGCTTTGCCCGCTGCGCCATTACACGCAAGTCTTCAAGAGATCTGAAATCATCAAGCGCCGGGTTTGCAAGTTTCCAGCACTCTTCATTGTATACATCCTCAACATCCATCGGCACTTCATACAAATGTGTAACCGTAGTGGGGTCTTCACCGCTCAAGCCGTCGTCAATTAGCTGGCTTAGAATGTGCTGCGGGTCATTACTTTGTGTGCTGATCGTGATAAACAGCGGCTCTTCACGCGCACCCATTGACGTATCAAGCGCATCGTACAACTCACGATTCGGAGCCTGTGCGAGTTCGTCGTATATTACAAAAGTCGGGTTAAACCCGTACTTACTCTTTGACTCGCTGGACAAAGCATGATAAAATGAGCCATTATTATGATTGACAATGCGCTTTGTACTGTCAATGCACTTCAGTATACTGTTGAGTTCAGGATCAGCCCGGACAATCTGTGCAGCGTATCTGTATATGATGCCGGCCTGATCTCGCTCTGTCGCCGCACTGTATATTTCCCCGTTTTCGGTGGCAATTCCACGCACAACAAGATGTGCGAGAGCAAGGCACGCAGTCAGAGAAGTCTTGCCGTTCTTGCGTCCAAGAGAAAGCACAGCCCGCCTTACTTGTCGCATCCCGTTTTCTTTATCAGGCCCGTATACGTCATATATAAACTGCTTCTGCCAACCGCGCATTTTAAAGGGTTCGCCAGCACCAACGCCAGACGGAACCGTCAAGCATTCAATGAACTGGATAACTCTTTCTGCGCGATCTTTACTCATGCCGCCCACCAATGCTTTTTGCTCAACGGATACCCGTTTACATCACAGCCCATCGCAACGCCCTGCTCCTCCATTTTTTTATGCCGGTCATGGCACTCTTTACAAAGCGCCTGGAACGGGCCAGACCAGAACTTGCTCTCATCACCCCGGTGCGGTTCGATGTGGTCAACAACATTCGCCGATCTGGTTTTCCCCTGCTGTTTACACATAGCACAAAGCGGGTTTTCTGACAGGAACCGCGCCCGAAAATTGCGCCACCGCTGAGTATTGTATAATGGGTGGCTCATTCCGGCGCCCTTATTACAGACATGGTAATGCCCGCATCAAGAAAAATTCCCTTGTTTTGTATCCCCGCCTCATTGAGCTGAGCCATTGTTCTGTCCCTCCATTTTTGGAAAGCCTCCTCATTTAATGCTACTGGGCAGGAAAAAATCAAAAGATCGTTTGGCATTACCGGTTGTTCCACGAGTCTCCCCTTTGTTTTTTTTTCATCCATTCCCCGCAATCAGGCCCGCAAACTTGCTTTTGGGCTGCCGGTCCACCGCTGTAACTTTAGTCCTCGAGGATGGAGTCATACCAAATTCACGCAGGTAGTTGTAACAATCCCGCATCGCCGTATTTGCTATGTTGAGATATGGAGAGTTTACAAGGTTGCCGTTTGTGGTCTTGATTACCATGCCGGTTTTGCCCAGTTGTTTTTCGGCGTCAACCCACCGGCCATACGCCTGACAGCACAGGGCAAGCGCCGGGACATCAACCTCGGTGAGTATGCCCAACCGATGCAGCTTTTTGGATATCGACCGCCATTTGGATTTAGCAGATTTAGTCAGGTGCTTCGGCGGGGAAGGGGCACGCTCAGGCATGTCGGGCATGGGTTCCCCTTTCGGCAGCTGTCTCCGCGCTGGATTACCCTCCAGTATTCGCAGTCGTGTCGGTGTCGGTTTGCCCATAACAATAGTCCGTGCGAAGTGAGCGGCCCCCGCACGGACTCAACCAAAGGAAACCAGGAGCTACCCGGTCACTATATAGTATACATTAAAATAGGTGAGTTGTCAACAACTTATTAACATTTTATCCACAAGTTATCAACATTGGGGGGGTAAAAAAAGGGGGCAGATCGTATGATCCACCCCCTGTACGCCTGCCGCGCCAAGCCCCCGTCCCGCCTCGCCTGGCCGGGCCGTGCCGTGCCTCGCCTGCCAGGCCTCCCCTGCCCCTGCCGCGCCTCACCGTGCCAGGCCAGGCCATGCCTGCCGCGCCCAGCCAGGCCGGGGCCAGGCAATGCCGAGCCTTGCCCTGCCTTGCCTGCCTTGCTATGCCACCGCCTCAATCGCAGCGATTACTCCAGCAAGCTCTTTGATGTGCCGATATTTTTTAGCAAAGGTCTGCATCTCGGCCTTTGCCATTTCCAGCAATTCGGCATATCGATCCTCATCGCTAAGTACATCCGTTGTTACCCGATAACCGCCCTCTGATGTGCGATCACTCGGCAGCGAGTACATAACCCGAACCTCTTTTAGCTCCTGATCACCATTAGGCAAATACTCAACGGTCACCCGAATTAAATTGCGAGCCTCATGCAGCCTCCATTTTTCGGCAGCCGCCCCGTCCTCCCATGTAAAATATTTATGCAGAGGAGAAGTTTTTTTTCTTGCCGCCGACACAACAACAAACGGACTCAACAAGCCACCGTTTAATTGGGCAAGCCGCCGCAATTCTGCAGCGACCCTTCTATCCGTTATACTACTCATTTCGCCCCCTTGATTATGAACAGCCCCCACCCAAGCCCCGCAGAGTTTTTACTGTCTGGCCGCCCCTCACCAATACCAACCTGAGCGCCAACCCTGGCCAGCAAATTAGTAACGTCTTGCAAAGAAAACTGGTCATTGTCCCACCGAATACGTATTTTTGCGCTCCATTTGTGGTATGCCGCACGGACAGTAACATACGGCTGCCCTGTCTGCACGCGGGCCATATCCTCCTGCTTTTTGGCTTTGCCGTAAATACGGATCAAAGGCACCTGCGGCTCCTGTTTATCCCAGCCGTCAGCCTCGACAAAAACAGACATTTTTGCAAGCGTCATTTTGTACCCGACAAGCCTACATGCCGAGATCATCGCATTGCGGATTGAACTGGCGTTAAACCCATCCCACCCCTGCGATGTATAGTAACGGGCTTCGTCAAACAAGTCATCCGTTGCCTTTGCCTCTCTGTTTTTTTTGCTCGACGAAGACTTCCCCTCTTCCATTTTTTGTTTCATTTGGTTTTTGGTTTTTGCCGAAAACCGATGAATTACGAGAGGGGCTGTCCCTACAACCTCGAAGACTGCGTTCCCAAAATTGGGAGCCTTAATAGATACTGATTGAGCCTTTACACTTGCCATCTCTGGCCTCCTTTGGTTTAGTTTATTTGGTTTAGTCTATAGCGACCCGCTCAACACGACCTCGCCGAAATTGTCTTTGCCATACCCGGTTTTCTCAGCGACTCTCACACCGTTCACCCATACCGAAATAGTCACCGATCCGGTATCCGGATACGTCCACGCTCTCAAATAGTACGATTCACCACGCAAGCCTACAAATGAGTATCGCCACAATGAGTCTTTACTCGTCCCATTTGTGGCCGCTCGACATGTGTCCCCCCACTCATCGGTATACCTAATGCGGATGTTTCTCGTCCTGTCCTCCGCTCGATACCACACTGCCACCACAGGCGATGTTTTGCCGCTGTCACAAATATCCACATCTGGCCCGACCGGATCACTACACCCTGTCAACAACAACGCAAATAGCAAAATAGCTCTAATCATCACGCACCTCCTTTGTGTGGGTCCCATGCCTGCGCCTGTTTCAATATGTTAATAATGTCGATATCTGACGCCGCCGCCTGAGCCGCCACATCAGCCGCCTGAGCCGCCGCCGACCGAACCGCCCAAACCGCCGCCTCCGCCGCCGACCCAGCCGCCCACCCAGCCG